ACACCGTTGTCGTCAATAACAACAGCACCCATTGACATCATTGAGGTTGCGAGGTGAGCAGCCTTCTCAGGAACATAGTTAATCTCTGTCTGAACGTCAGAGTTAATACCAAGGCCAACAGAAGTTGAATGGTATGCCATGTTCTTACCAGCTGTGATTGCTGATGTTGAAAAGATCTTGAAGCCCAAGAACTCTTTCATTGTCATGCCGCCAGCGAATGGCAGGTTCTGTTCACCAACATAATCTGATGAGGCAAACTCATCAATCAGGAACAGATCTGCATATCCTTTTGGATGCATGGCAAGATAACGCTGACCATCTTCTGGAATATCGGCAGTACCGAATGTTTCAAAAAGAGTAAGCAGGTTAGCTTTAGTCAGAGCCGCACCAGTTGTGCTGATCTGAGTTGCGTTTGCACCAGCGTCCATAGCTGTGTACAGGATTTCGTCAGTCTTGCGACCTAGAGCAGCGGCAGCAGATTGTGCTACAGCTTGACGCTCATCGATGTTTGTTTTCAACTCATCGAGCTTGTCAATGTACTCTGGTGCATAGTAGTCAGCCATAGTAGCTTCTACGTTAGTATGCGCCAATTCCATTGGAGTTACGTTGCCGTTACGAGACTTTGTGTTGGCAGAACCAGAACCAATCTTCTGGAACCGAACAACAGAACCACGAACATTACCAGCGGTGCGTACAGTATTGCGGAGTTTAGAACCCATGCGCTGATAAGCCATGTGAACTTCAGTCTCGAACTGTTTGATAAAGGCTTGGTCAATTGTATTAGCCATTTCTTTCAGTCCTTATAAAAAAGTTTCACTACACCAACGGTTGTCCGTTTCTTGCGTCATTCAGTTGTCTCGTTGCGAGGCTGTCAGTTTGAAACAGGCCGTAATATCATTCAAATCGCACCTCTATGGCGGGATTGCAACGCACAAAACGAACACAAGAAAATCCATTTATGGTTGTTGTTTGATCTGAAAAGTAAAAACCCAACCAATCCAACCACTTGAGAGTTCTGGTGTGATCGATTGGCACAACATTTTCTAGCAGATCATATCGGTCTTGCAGGTAATCTACTATCTGTCTAGTTACCTTTAGGAATTTGCGTGATTCTTTTTCTACTAAGTCACTGCCTAACAGCCATATAATTGCGCTAGTCAAGTCATCTTCTTCAGAAACAGTTGACACACCATACATGCAAGCAGGTTCGCCATTGAACAATATTGTCCAAGTCTTACCATGCTTATCTGTTAATGGCGTATGAAGTGCAGCCCAAGGAGATGCACCAGCTATCATACACTCACGAATATCAGTAGGACGTAGGCGATGCTGAAGATAGGCAGCGTGTTCACTTGTTGCCCTAACTATTTCAACATCGCCATCCTTATGAAATGCGCTACCTGTAGATTTGGGAAAAACCCTCTTCGACTTTTTTAACATAGGCAGCATCTCTCTTGACAGGGTTCCAATAGCGTGGGTCTTGCATCATTGTGCGCAGTTCATCTTCAGACATACGCATAGCTGGTTGACCATCACGAGATACACTTGAGCCTTGCATGTTTTGCATAAGAAACTCCAACGCTTCAATACCCTTTGCTGTTTGCCCGATAGTCATTACTACTTCGGAAAACTCTTCCGGAAAAAACTTTTGCGACCAAAGCTCAACAGCTTCAATACGAGCATCAGCATTATCGCCCAATGCCTGACGTTCTGCATCAAGATCAGGACCCATTGCTTCAAGAGCAGCGGCGTATTGTTCTATGCCACTCTCAAACTCTTCCTGACTATAACCATTTTCATGCGCATGTTTAGCCCACCATTGAAACAGTTCATTGTCACTTGCAAGATCTTCGTCAATCGTGTTGGGGATTGCATAATCACCAGCGGTGGCAGGTCTGTTTGAGTAAGCTTCTGCCTCCAACTCAGACAAAATCTTCTCACGCAAAGCACCTTCACCCTGCCCTAGCTTAGACTCTAGTTCAGAATATGATGAAGCCATATCCTCTGGTGATTTAAACTTTTCAGGAAGCCACTCTGGTCTGTCGGACACAGGTGCTTCTGTAGCTACTGCTACTTCCACATTATCTGCTTGTTCCATTTTTCTCTACCTTTTCTGCATGTTTAATACGCCTCTCAAGGAGGCCGACTAGATACCGCTGCCCTTCGAGATGCCTTAATTCGGCATCACTTGCGGCTGGCCCTGTGACTGCTTCAATTGTTATAGAACGCAGATACTTCATTACCTCCTGTCCATTAGGGGTACGAAATAGCGATCTTATATCTTTGGAAATTTTTTCATCGTTTGCTTTTGAACGAGGAAAATTGTCAATACCTATTTGGTTAGACATCTTGCTCCGTCATCATTTGTTGCTGTTGTTGCTGCTGCGCCATATTTTGTGCTGCCTGAATCAACTGCTCACGATCTACTTTATCACGAACAAGAGTATCAGGAACACCAAACTTCTTGGCGAGATGCACCGCAACATCTTCTGAACTTACAAGAAGGTTTAGAATTTCTGGTCCGAATGTGCCACCAACAAGCTGTAGATATCTTGCTATTGATGATATATCCTGATTAGCTTGCGCTTGTGCCAATGGAGATGAGGAACGAATCTTTACCTCACGCCCATTAATTGTAGGCAAATCAATGCGACCTTGCTTCTTTAGAATATAAACTACCCGCTGCAATACAGGTTGCACCATTTCAGCTTGAAGCCGACCGAATGCTGAACCAATGCGTCTTGAAAGGTCAGCCATACGCTCTGCTACTTCTGTCGCGCTAGCCGGTGTTTTGTTGGGGTCGCCAAGCATGTCGTTATACAACGCCCGCTTAATGTTATTGCGCATGTCCCCAAGAACAATTTGTGCAACATCAAAGTTGCCAGCGTTCCTGATTGGCTGCAAACCTTGCGACCCCATTGCTTTAGGGATGATTGTCCCTGGGACAAGGTTGATGGTATCAGTATTAATAATACCATCATCATCCATCTGATAGATGCCAGAGATAGCCATCTGAGCATTTTCAAGTACAAGCTCAATAGTAAGGTTAGTTGTTTTAATTGCAGACAACGCATTAATTAAAGGGCCACGTCCATAGATTTCTCCGCTAGCTTTTGACCAGCGGAAACAAACATATGGGTTAGCACCAGTGCCAACAAACTGATCTACTACAATAGTCTCTTGCTCTGGAATATTAATTACATAAAAGTCAAACCGATCCTCGTTCCGCTTTTGATAATTGCGGCAGACGATCTCGACAATCTGTACCTTGCCTTCCGGCTGACTTGCTATTGCTTTGGCGGTTCTTTCCTGAAATACCGCTTTCGGATACGCCACAGGCAGGTCTGCATATTTAAGAGTACGTTGTCTATATACATGGTCAATTTTATCATCCGGACCTGTATCAAGGTATACACTCGGTAACGGAATAGCATTGAACCTGACCGGATTAACAGCGTCACCTTCTTCCACAAGGAGGATGCCTGTGCCAACAGCCAAGTCCATAAAAGACTCATGTATTTCTTGCCCAAAGTTTGAATTTTGTATAATTTCAAAAACATAATCTGTCACCTGATCTAAGCTATTATTAACATCATCAGCTTCGGCTTCAGGAATTTCACTGCCAGCCAACAAGTCTGCCCAACGAGCAAAGTTAGGTACAAGGCCAGACTGCAAACGAGATGCAAACTCTTGTGTACCTACAACAGCTGTCTCATCAAAGATCTTATCGTCACGCCTTTGCCCAGGGCTTTCATGAAAAAAGCTTTGCCGCATTGGAAGAGCGTATTCATAACACTCTTCAAACAATGATTCAAAAAGAACGCGGTTTGTTTTTGCTTTTTCAAACCGTTCCAGCATACGGCGGGCAACAGTATCCATTAGATGCTCTCATCAAAATAGCCAACGCCACCGGCTTGACCTGAGATTAAAGACCGCTGACCAGAACCGCCTCTTTTCTTGCGGCGCATTTGAGTCTCAAGTCTTTTTTGACGCTCTTCTTTTTGCGCTTCTTCGTTTTGCGCCATCATAGCTTTACGCTCTGCGGCAGCGTCTTTAGATTCTTGAGAGACTTCTGGTGCTTTAGGCTTGGATATGCCAAGCAACCCACGACCCAATTTTTGAATTGGTTTTAAAATAGATGAAGTACACATACTAAACTCCTTTATGCGGTAATAACCTTATGCAATGCTAATATGCAACGCACAATTAAAGTCTTGACCACAACCCTTGTCGCCTTGGCTTTGGCCTACGAGAGAAAACATCAAACTCCATCTTTGCTTGGAAAGGCTTACTAGGTGCGGAAACATTACGCAAGATGTTTCTGCCTTCACCAGCACCCATCATTAAATATTGCAATGCATCGTGGATGTGAGAGAAGTGATTCTTTTCTGGCTTATCATCAAACCTTTCGCCGGATACCTGCATCCTTTTGTACTGATAGCCACCATCAAAACCCTTGATAAGAGTACGGCACCTAGGGTCAATCAACAAACCAGAGTTACCCTCAATCATTCTATTAAGAGGCGCATTAACGGATTCAAGACGCAAGGATACATCGTTTGATTGCGCAGGGCGTGCATTTAAACCACATCCTCTAAGAATCTGAAATGGTGTGGACTCATCTGTCTGTGCGCGGAAGTCGCCAGCTGGATCACCAATAATATTTATCTCGCAATCACCATAGCGTGACGATATCTCTTGCCGCAGCACCTCACTAAATCTAACAATGCCCATGTCAAATGCAACGATCTCTTGCAGCAAAAGCCACCTGCCCCTTACCTTCTGCCCTATGACAGCCGCAGGAGTAAGGCCAAAGTCAACACCAATGTATACAGGCACACCGGAGGCCACAGGGATCTCTTCCTTGGCGACATGCATGTCAGGAGCAAACATGGGATAAACGGGTTTGCCATCTTTTATCGCTCCTAACTTGTTCATTACATAAACATCAATCCAGCTTTTAGTCTTGCCCATCACAATATTGGGGTAATAATCGCTGCGCATATTGTTTCGGTTTTCTGCACTCTCGTTTGGGACATAGCCTGTGACGCTTCCGTCCTGATCTTTTTCCTCTCTCATGCCAGAGGGTTGTGTATAAAACTGCCAATTGTCTGGCTTGACTAACATCTTTGCTTCTTCTTTTGGAATGTGGTCTGGTATAGGAACCTCGCCGGACATGATAGGCCACCAATGATCCTCCTCTGGAGCGTTAGTATCTGCAATCACACCTGTCCATGTGCAACCGCCATCTTTCATAGAAGGGAATCGACCAACACGCATTGTGGTTGCATCAATAATACTCTTAGGTATCTCTCTCGCTTCATTCACCCAAATGCCAGTAAGTTCCAAAGACAACAACTTCTTGACATCTTCCGGCCTATCAAGAGCCAAGAAGATGACCTCAAGATCTATATCACCCTTCTTTATATGGTGCGTATAAGGAACAGACCAAGTGAACCTACCCCACTGTTCCTCAGGAAACCAATCAAGCCAAGTCTTAATAGTTGTTGTTTTAAGTTGTGGGTTGGTATTACGAATAATAGCCCAACGGCTGTGGCGAATACCATCTTCTGCTTTTTGCTGTTCAAGTGCGCGGCGAAATATTTCAACGCAGCAGCACACAGATTTGCCGGAACCAACCGGCCCTCTAAGGCCACGAAAGAATACATTAGACTTCATAAAGTCTTTTAATACTTGCCCATCGGGTTTGTACTTAAAGTTCGTCAACCTTGTGTCTCTTTGCTTTCTGTTTCATACGCTCAACAGTGTATGGAGCTAGTGAGGCAATCAACTTATCTGCCTCATAATCAGATTGAAACTCTTTAGGGAAGTATTGCATGTGTACGTTTTTAACTACAATACGAAGCAAGTCACGCTCATGCTTAGTAAGATTATGATAAAACATTAAAAACCTATTGCTCGCGCCACTGAAACCATCAGTGCTATAAACAAACCAATCATTACAATAATCACTGCAAAGATTATTGCAACAGATTTCACATTGTTTATAAACTCTTCTTCTTCACGCATCTTCTTCAGTCTAGCTTTAGTAGCAGCTTCCTTTGCGTCCTGTATGCGTTTAGCACGTTCAGTTACAATGCCCTTCCAAGTGCCATGACCAAAACGCATGTCAACCATAGTAGCTACTTCTTGCAACTTTTCAGCTGCCAACCTAGCGTCAATAATTTCTTTGGCTACTGTGTCAACACCAAACTGATCGCCTATGCCACCACTAGATTTTTTATTTCTAGCTTGCTGCGCCTCTTTTTCGCCACGAAACAAATCATCAATCTGACTGGCAATCTGCCCAATATCTTGAACAGTGCTGATATGCTCTTTAATAAATTTGACTGATTGCTGTACTAGCGCAATACCTGTGAGGATTTCAGCAACAGCCATTATCTATACTTCTTTACTTTATCTCGTATCTTTTTAGGTTGGCTGACGAACTGCTTACCAGCTGAACGTCCTTTTCTTTTAGCAGCACTGGTTGCTGCGTACTCTTTCGATGATAACGCTTTGATGGCAGCGGCAGGTAAATATCTTTCCCCTGTAGCTTTCGATCCTTGGGTAGATGGATTGCCACTCTTGGTTCTCCACTTCTGCTTAGTCCAGTTTACTAATGACCTCTGTGGTTTCCTCATGATGTATATCCACCACCTTTTGCTTTGTAAGCTTTAGCAAGCATCTGTGCCTTACGCGCAGACCATTGCCCTGAAGCACCACCTTTGTTGCCAGCCTTTATGCGGTTAAACAAAGCCTTGCGCATTGATGGCTTTGTATAGTTGCCAGCTTCATTAACTGCCATTTTTCTTTGACTTCAGTATCTTTTTCTTTAATGCATTAGGCAGTTTCTTTTGCTCACCAGTAAGCATTGACTTCTTTGGTGGACGACCCTTAGTCGAACCATATGTTCCTTTACCCATTGGCATATTACTGCCCTCCTTCCAAGAATGAACGATTGCCGCCACCAGAACGCATTAACCGGCTTGGTCTAATCCTACGTTTTTGTTTTGGCATTGTTGCTTTTGATGGTGCGGCGGTTTGCGCTTTTGGCTCATCTGGCTTCTTTTGCAAATCAGCAACCTTTTTAAATATACCCATCATCATGGCTTTGTTAGCAGCACTAGACATACACATTATGCTTTTCCTTCTTTAGCTTTATTGCGCTTGCTAATGGCTCTAGCCTTTGCCCTAGCATCAGCTTTTGATGAAGCACCCCACACCTGAAGTGACTTTAGCAGCCTTGTAGGTCTGCCCTTCTCATCCCTCTCTGGACCCTTCATGTTGCCCATCCTTGCGAGGAAGCTGGCTCTGCGTGGGTTGTCTCCTGACTTGACCGGCGGCTTGAGAGTGCCGCCCTTGTAAGATGCGCGACCGGCAGCGTTGAGGCCACCTTGAGGGTTCTTTCCGGCTTTTCTTGTCCATGCTGGTGTTCTTGGCGGCATTACTTGCCTTCCTCTGCAATCAAGTTTCTCGGATCAAAATTATTTGCAGTAAATGCTTGCATCTCATCATCAAGCAAAGCATCTGGGGCATCAACAGTATCCTGAGATGCAAAACCACTTCCATCATTTTTATCAGATGTAAACCCAGCAGCCTCTGCTGGTGTAACCAACATGCTAGTGAAGGAATCCCACAGCGTCTTGCGCTTGTTTGTCATAGGACCCTCAAACACAAACGTGGGTGCTTCAGGCTCTATGTCGTTGTCAAAGTCTACGTCAACAACTTGCGCCTCATTAGGAATCTTAATGCGAACACGCAACGCACCCTCTGCTGGCGCACCATCCGGACCTTCGGGCATGAAGATGCCACCAAGGAAACGAGCCATAGGATAAACCTCGCCAGTGTTAGAAGTCTCCTTGATAACTTCCTTAAATGCCTCAAAGCCACCACGAGGCTCAAAATCATATGTGTCAAAGATAACATACTGCCCATCCTCCTTGGTCACACCAAACTGACCAAGAGAGTTACGCAACTCATCACCCATTGTAGCTATATCATAATTACGCTCAAAAATGGATGTGTCACCAAACACCTCCATCATCTGCTCATAGTTGATGCTCCTTATCTCGCCATCTTGCATATCAGGATGAATCTTGGAAACGGCAAACCGCAACGCCTCTAACGCCTCGCCAGATATGTTCCCCTCGTTAATCTCTGAATCAAACGGATCCATGAACTCAGGCAATAAAGAGTTTATAACACCACGCAAGTAGAAGTTCTTATGCGTGGGCATATTTTTTAGCATGTCATTTAATGTTGGCATCGAACCCCGCAACTAAAAATATTTTTAATAGTGCAATATCGCAGATGCATTGAAATTAAATCAACGCACAAACTTAGCCTTTAACCATAGCAAGAAAAACGCCAGCGTTAATAGTGGATGCAATACTACAAACAACCACACATTAACTTCCTGATATGTAGTGCCAGTAAATAAAGCAAGTTGTTTTAGTAGTTCAACACCTGTCCAGAAAATAAGATCAATCATGATGTCCTCCGTTGCATATATGCTACAGAGCTTTTTTCAGATACGCAAGAGTGAAGGGCGGGGTCGAGGGGGGCATGTCCGAGTTTTGACCCCCACCCCACTATGACAGATCGATACTCACAGAAATGTCGCCAGCGTGTAGGTGCATGTGCTTGTCGGGAGCCTTGAATCCAGCGCGGTCCAAGATATCCTTGCTCGCTTCCAGCTGCACATACTCACTCTTGGCTCCCTTGGCAAGCTGCACCAACCGCGCCGCGGCTGTCGTAGCGTTCAGACCGAGAGCTTCACCAACTCTCTGCATCATATATGCTTGCACATGAGGCAGCCGCAAAGCCTTACTGGCTGTCACTCTCCCGCTATCACCGCTGGCGTAACCGGCTTCAAGCGCGGCGTCCTTAATAGTACAGCCAGTTGCTACAAGGGTATCCACAAGCCTCGCTTGTTTGTCGGTTACTGTCAGCTCTCTACTCATACTTGTCCTCATCAAGAACCCCCCCTGTGTCCCCCCCCTTTCTCCCCCAGGCTTAGTACCAATGTCAACGCA